GGACAGCATGAAGCTGTGACGGGAATTCCACATAACTAACGTACTCTGGGACAGACAAGTTGCTGTTCGCAAAGTAGTCGTATGGGAATACGGATTCTAGTCTATCGGTCCAGTAACGATGGTCGTATTTAACGAATCCATCGGTTCTGTCCGAAACGGCACCAGGTCCGTGCTTCGGTCTTGTGCTCCATGGACTGAATGATCCAAACTGATGAAGAACTCTTGCAGAAAATCTGCGGAATCCTTCCCAATCAGGTTCAAAGTCCAATTGTAGCACGGAGTCGGTAGCGTCAAGCAGAGATGCCTGACCGTCCCGTTTAGTATCGCCGCCCCAGATGGGGTGACCGCTACGATGAGACCACTTAGGATTATCGCAATCCCAAGTGTCCGACCAGGAACGTGGTAGAGACTTTTCAATCTCGAGAAAATCGTTGATAGAATTTTCAACGTACTTCTCCTTACATTCCAGTTTGAGCTTCTTAGAGGCCAGGAGAACCTGGCGTATAGAAGCTACGGCTGAAGTGTCCACGTTAGAGCGAAGCATCCCTCCCTCATCGAAGACAAGGGACCATAGCCCGTGCATAAAGCGCGGCCTACAGTCAGTGTCGCTATATGCCCTAGAAAGGGGCAGTCCGCGACCAGAGTCTTGGATGGAACCCTCTGATAGTGATTTATCAAACCACTTACAGAGGCCGGGCAAGGCTATAGTGTATAGCTCGAGCTCGAATCTACCTTCTGCTTCTAGCAGGCGAGAACAATCTCGCTCAAAGGAGATGTGGAGGGTTGGGTGCAGTCTTGTGAGATCGTGAAAGATCTTCAAGTGCAGCACACGTACCTCACTTAGTATGCTTTTCATGTCAGTCATAATAACTCCTTGGAGTTGTAGTGAATGGCATCATACTATTGTGAACACACCCACACCTACGAAGATAACCCTTATGGGTCTCCCAAATAGGTGAATGGCCACAGACGTCTTAGTTGTCTCCAACGACGACGTCTTGGTCGATGGTGGCGAAGAGCGTGGCAAAACCAAGCCACAACTCAAGTCCCCCATCGGGACCAGAGCCTCGACGATCACGAAGTGTGATCGCCGCCGACCAGTACTTCTCCGACTCTGTCGGAGTTGCAAAGGTCGTCCGCTCGACGAAAACGTTGTGACGCTTCGTCGAATGGCCGGCGAGGGTGAACGTGTCATGGCGAATCTTCAAGACGACTTCATCGGTGTCATCCGTATAGGAGTACTCCGATGAATAATTGTCCTGATTGATTCGCTTCATAACACGGGCATTCTCCCCGTCGAAAGTGAGGCTGAGAGTGTTCGCAAGCATGAGGTTCCTCCGAGTCTTGCAAGGGGTTGATGGCCAGAATGGCCGTCCTGTGCCACGTCATGTGACAACAGGACTTCTACCCCTCGTAACAGCAAGGCTCGTAAGGATAGACAGTTGATTGGCTCCTAG